GATCCTTTCTCCGCAGCCTTGTCATTGTCTGTCTCAGCTTTCTTGGGAGGCTCCGGCATTTGCGGTGGAGCTTGTGGGGCAGCCTGTGCTTGTGGTGCTGGAGCGGCTTTTTGCGGCTCTACTCCCATCTGCTTTGCTGCGATGTTGTCTACTGCTGCGAGCATTTGCTCTGGTGATTGTGGTGTTGCCATTTCTATCTCCTTTTCCCGGCCATAGCGGGGTTGTTAAATGTAAGCTAAGTATCGGTGGTTTTGTCAGACTTGTCGTCCATCACTATTTCGTTTTCTAAATGGACGGCCAAGCGTTGTGGGAGTTCGAGAAGTCTTTTAGCCGCAAAGATTGATCCGCGCCTGTAGTTGATTTCGTCTAGCGACATGTTAGGAGACTCTGCAATTTGCATCGCAGACTGCACAATCTCTTCTTTCATTATATCTACCAGTACATTCCAACCAGATGAGTTCTCAAGTTCTTTAAGTTTTCGTAATTTTTCTTTTGATGTCATTTTTTCCTTGCTGTTTTGGCTGCTTGTCGAAAGTTTTTTGCAGTAGGTGCGCCTTTGCTTCCGGGCTTTCTCATCTTTTCTCCACTACCCGCAGCTATTCTACGACGTTTAGCGTGAATGTTGGCATACAAGCCGGGACGTTTTGCCATGCTTTTCTCCTACTTCATTGACTTAGCTCCCTTACACTTCCACCTCTTTCGAGACAGACGTAAAGGGCTGTTGGGGTCTTTGGCCGCTTTCTTGTGCTTCTTCATCTGAGCCAGACTTCGGGCGCAATAAGCGTCACCTTTAGCGGTTCCGGGGCGTACCCGTGAGCCACCATCTTTTGCTTTACCAGCTTGGCCATAAGATACTGTGCGCTTACGACCCGTCTTAGGGTTTGTGACAGTCTTGGCTTTTGCTTTGCCTTTGGCGGGTTTAGCCATAATTACTTAGCCTTGCACTTCTTACCTTTTCGAGGTGGCTTTGCTTTGGCTATAACAACCTTATGTGCTTTATTTTTTACGCTCATCTTACTCTCCTGATCCAATACCCATCTTCATGGCTACGGCAGCAGCAACAAAGATGAGTACACCTGTTGTGGCCATTTTTAGAATTGTGCTACCGATTATCTTTTTTGAGGAACGCCAACTGTCTATAAGGTTCCTAAGTTCTTTGATGTCCTTACCAGCGTCTTCATCGCTTAAACCTACCTCGGCCAGTGCTGCTTTAGCACCTTCCTTGGCCGCTTCCTTCATGATGGTTTCTAACTCATCACGCGGTATTTGAATCATCTGGTCGGACATTGTTTAAAACTCTTATTCTACTCGCCATCGCCCATGTCCTCTGGAGGATCTATTCCTTCAAGAGGGTTTCCACCAAGTTCAAAAGGAACTTTAGGCCACTCGATTGTTGTCTTTGTGCTTTTCCATTGCACCGTAATATCTCTGAGTGCTTGTCGGTAAACCGCCACGTTTTCCTTTTGGGCAGGGCTTAACGCGCAAGGAACATCAGGCAAAACAGCCCAATCACTTGCTGATAGAAGTGCATTACGCTCAGTTCTTAATTCATCTAGGGTCACTTTTTGCCTCCTTACAAGAATGGGTTGTCATAGACATTGATGGTGTAGTATGCACTACTCACTTTCGCATGAACAAAATACTGGTTAGAGCTTCCTGTCACATCAAAAGTTTGACCAGACGGGCCGACGTTTAGACCCATGCCCGCCATAAGAGTGTGGTAATGCTTTTGGATTGTGACTTTGTAGTTATTATTGACGTCTATGTTAATTTTAAAGAAACCACCCATTATTGAGTTAGGCATTAACCATGTGTCGGCTGTGCCTGTAGGAACACAAATCGACTGGTGGTACGCTATATTTGCAGCCAAAGACAAGAGGCTAATACCGTCTGGGGCTGTGTCTCCGTTCCACGTTCCCGCTTGAGGCTGCCCAGACGAATTGTATCTAACCCACCAATTATTGCTGGTGTTTATCGTTAGATAATGGCCATTCGACAGGTGAAAGCCCGTAATATATGAGGGGATGCTGTTGTTTCCATAATACTGTGCGCTTTGTAAGTTACTGGCTCTAGTAGCACTACTTCCATAGAGGGGAGTAAATATTCCCTGACTACTGTTGTTTTGCCAACCGACGTATCCATTGGGTTGCAAGTCGTCGTAGGTTTGTTGCGCGTAGGGATAAGCATAGTTTGTTGATGTGCCAGCACTGGGATTAGTGTAATCGTCGTAACCCACACTACCGTTCACGTGGTATCCGCGCTGATGCCAATATTTACTGTCGTTTTGGTTATAGGTTGAACGTCTTCCATACGCGTATGCGTCTTTGGAAGCACTGGTAGCCATACACAGATCGCCATTAGAGTGCGGCCACATGTTTTGCGGCGCAGCACTGTTTCCATAATTCTCGACACCCCCGCTTGTATTAAACTCACACGCCCATATCCAACCCTTATGAGTCGATCCGTAGCTTGGGCTTTTGTGATGGCCCATGTTCATGTATGTATGGCCTACTGCGCCTGTATGACATGTACTAAATACTTGACCGTAGCTGTGGCTCCAAAGGTCTGTTGAAGCATGTACAGTAATTGCACCATTGCTTTGGTTTACTGAAAAAGCTCTTGCTGTAACAAACCCAGTGTTACCACTGTTGTGAGGGTCAAAAATACCCCCGTACAAACCTTTTGTAGCTAGGCGTTTAAATGACTGGTAGGTCTCAGATGACTGCAACTGATAACTTGAGTTTTTAATATACCCACTTGAACTTGCGACCAGATTCCAAGTTTGCTCGTATGGTGGTGCTGAAGCAGCACCGCTACTCACACCAATTAAGTGGTCTTTATAATTAGACATCTATAATCCTCCAGTCGGTAGTCGCCGCATAATAAACAAGCCCGAAGCCAGCGTTGTTGTCTGACACCGTCATGTCTGAGGCGGTTCCCATTATGTTATTTCCATTACGAGCAACGGTTAGGTTGTTAGTTCCAAAGTTTCCTGTAGCATCCACAAAATGCACCTCATCGCCCGTAGACGGAGATGCTGGAAGTGTTATTGTGACTGCCGCAGACGCGGTGCTCACAATCAAATAATCTCCTGCTACTGCTGTATAAGCTCCAGTTTTTACAGACCAACTTGGTGTGACAGATTGCCAATCGTAATTTGTGCCATCTGTGACGAGAGCTTTTCCTGCGTTACCCGATTGGCTTGGGATCGTATTTGATCCGCCAACCGCAAACAGTTGCCACTTAGCAGCCGCCAAGTCTGTGGCGAAGGTTGATCCAGCCGTGTGATCTTCAAGAGCAATGTATGAAGACGTACCGTTTTGGACTATGTCGTCTGTGATATATACCGTAGACGCAGCCCATGTTCCCCGGAAGTCTACCCCTCCGTTAAACTTCTCCCACTTGTTTGCCGCCAAGTCTGCGGGGAAAGTAGTTGAAGCGTGAGCCAATAAAGCTCGGAAAGTGTTACCGCCATGGGTAGCAACATCGCCCGGTTCGTAGGCTGTGCCTGTAGACCATGTACCTTTAGGGTTAATTCCTGTTTGGAATACACTCCAGTAGGTTGTGTCAGTCGGCAGATTACCTGTTGATTCAAGAATGTTCTTGTAAAGAGATCCGCCGTAAGCAACCAAATCATTCGGGACGTAATCGGTAGTATTATCATAATCACCTTTTGGTGAAACGCCCGAAGCATAAACATCCCAGTGAGAGGTACTCGTTGGCAGATTGCCTGTGGTATCACCTTTTGCAATGTAGGTGCTGCCACCGTAAGTCACTACGTCGTTTATTACATACGCGGTAGAATTGGCGTATACGCCCTTAAACTCTGCGCCTACAACATACAGTTCCCACTTTGTAGCGTCTGATGGTAGGTTGCCAGTTGTCTCTGTAGTAGCTCGATATAAACTACCGCCGTAATTTACAACATCATTTAAGGCATAAGCTGTGGACGCATTGTAAGCCCCACGCGCTTTGATACCTCCAAGATATTCAGCCCAATGTGTAGTGTTGCTCGGTAGATTACCTGTCGTATCTCCGAGTGCTCTGTAAAGATTACCACCATAGGCAACAACATCATTCTTGGTATAAGCTGTAGAGGCGTTATAAACTCCCTCTGAGGATATACCTTGGATAAAAGAATCCCAGTATGTATTGTCTGAGGGAAGGTTGCCCGTTGTGTCGAGCTTGGCAATATAAAGAGAATTACCACCGTAAGTAACAATATCGTTTTTCTGATAAGCGGTAGTATTGTCATACGCACCCTCCCATTGAATACCGTCAGCAAATTGCGACCAGTATGTAGCGTTGGGTGGCGTATTGCCTGTACTGTCCAGAATACAGATATAGACCTTACCACCATGGGTAACACCATCTCCTATTCTGTAAGCTGTTGTATTATCGTAGACACCTGTGAACTTAAATCCTTCAACCATCAATGCCCAATAAACTGTGTTCGTTGGGGTTTGGCCGTTGGTTTTTAGCCCGTATGTGTATACATAAATATTACCGCCGTATTTGACGATGTCGTTTAATTCGTAGGTGGTGGCAGAATCCCAGTCACCTGCGAAATAGAAACGTAGTTTTCCTAAGTCGATTATCTGGCTCATATCATTTCCATTAGTAAGTGACCATTATCCCATCGGAATGTCACAGTTGCTTTTGACCAAAACCACTGTTTGTAATCCTCTGGGTCGATGATATTTTCGTCTGGAAGACGTACTGGTGTCGTCCCATCATTAATGACGTCTACGTTTAAATCGCCCGTAGTTCGTAGTTTAAAGCCATAAAAAGTTTTGTCGGCAAATTCAGTGCCTTCATAAATCCCATATTCATTAGCCATTAATCAACGTCCTCCAGTACAGACACCACACAGTCCAGAGAGTCGGCCACCTTGGAAACAAGTTGCACCTTTTCCCCAGCTTGCATGACTAACTTTTTACCACTTAAAAAATCAGTGGTCGTCCCTCCATCCACACGAGTTGCCTTGGCTAGATGGATTACCGTTGAGTCCGCTTTTACTAGGCTGAGATCCACAGGCAGAGATGAGCCTGTGACATTTGAAACACTACAGCCAATCATGATGGATTTCTTGCTTGATGGGACTGTATATACATCCACAGCCGTAGTCCCGACGTTATTAACTGTGTTGTTTGTAAATTGGTATGTTGCCATTTTTTACCCCAGTGCTATTGCCATAGCCACCGAGCGGCTATCTATATAAACTTCTTTGTTAGTCTGATCTGTTCTCACCTTGGCTCCGCCCAATCCTAAGAACTGAATCGAGTCTGCCGCGCCATTAGCCACAACGTCGTCCGTATCCCCGGAGGTTCTTTCATCTCCTTTTACTGTGGTAAAAGCGTTGCCAACAGCTTGAGCTACAGATGCCCAGTGTTTAGCAGAGTAGTTTACGTTTCCATCTCGGTCTGTGAACGTAGAATTTACGCCATGGACTGCATACTTCTCTGCATCTTCCGCATATAACGGAGCTTCAATAATCTGGGTAACGTAAGTTGCTGCGGTCGCAATGTCTGATATGTTTTGTGCAGCAGTCGTAATATCACTTATATTTGTGGCCGAAGTCTGGATATTGGCAAGATTTGTCCCTGCCACTAAAGTCTGTATGTCTGCCAGACGTGGAGAAACAGCAGCCACATCATCAATATTATTGCCAACTTTAGTGATATTCCCCGTGGCTCCCACATGAGGGGCCACCGTATTGATGTTCGTAATACCAGCAGCCGTGGCAATAACTGAAGATATATTGTTCGATGTCGTAACAATATCTGTGATATTTGTGCCAAGAGACGTGATAGTAGACAGGTTCGCGTGTAAACCAGTTAGTGCATTTGTTGCCGTTGTTCCGTCTTCAATATCAGCAAGAGTGCCAATCTTTGTGGCAACAGCAGCCAGTGCGTTTACATCGGATATGCCAGACGCAACAGTTCCAATGTTTTGTAGGTTTGATGTATTGGCGACTGTCGTGACATCCGAAATATTTGTCCCTACTGCGTCTACATTGGTTATAGACTGCGCCACTGTGTCTATCTCAGATATAGACTCAAGCAAGTCTTGCGAGACGTTCTGAATTGCCGCCATGTTGGTTGCGACAGTATTTACTGCGGTGATGCTTGTTGCTACCTGACCGACCGCGCCGATATTCCCGGCAACTATGTTTATGTCACCAGAACCGCCGATTTCGCCAGCCACGCTCTGCAAGTCTGCGATGTTCGTTACAACAGTGTTGACGTTATTGATATTGTTGGCGACAGTACCGATATTTGCGATATGTCCCGCAGCCGTCAAGATTGCCGTTAAATTAGCGTTGTTAGCGACGGTATTTACTGACTGTATATTCGATCCAGCAGCGTTGACGTTAGCTATGTCGGTCGCAACGATATTGACGTCTGCGATATTCGCCGCCGTTGTATTTATATTGGCGATGTCGTTTGCTGCTGCGATGACTGAACTGATTGCTGGGGCAACTACGTCTGCCGCCGTTGTAATCTTGTCGTCTATGTCCGACAGAGTTTCGAGGTTATCGTCTCTGACGTCTGCGGCTGCACCCATTCCTGAGTGGTTGGTGCAGTAGTAGAACAGGGCAGGGGTGGTGTTGGTTACTGCTATTACTAGCTGAGCACCAGCCGTTCCTGCTGTTCCTGTTGTTGTGACACCAGTTGTATATACAGGGCCACCATTTGCGTTAATGCTAAATCGAAATGGGTGTCCTGAGTTTGAGCTGTCCGAAATATCAAAGGTGTATGTGAAACCACCTTTCAGCTTTACTGCTGGTGTCTGCACACCGTCAATGTGGAACTTCCCGCCTGACACCGTAACAACATGGCTTACTGCACCGCCTAACTGATCGGCCACAGTGTTTATATCTGTGATGCTGTTGGCTACAGATAAGACGTCGGTTATGTTGTTTATTACTGGTAGCGCGTCGTCTCTTGCGCTTTCCGCTTGTGTCTTCGCTGTTTCAGCAGCGTTTTTGTATGACAGTGCATCTGCCACGTAATCGTGGAAGTCTGTGAATGTAATGGTTTGCCAACCTGTGTCGGCATTTACGAATTGGCCAACACGGACTTGAAACATTCCGGGGTCGCTAGGATCTTCTCTGAACTGAAATACGTCAGATCTAAAAGCACCGTCAGATGTTGCAAAAATGTCACCGAGTAAATCGGGAACAGTACGACCGCCTTTTTCGGAAGCCTCTAAGTAATCGTCAAGGATGTGCTCGCCAGTAGCAGCAGACAGAAAGCGGAGCTGTTCACCAATAGGTCTAGTTTTAGCCATTAGCTTTCTCCTCGTTTATTATCTGAGTGATGATCCCTTTCGTTATGGCGTACTTCTCTTTATCGAAGTAACGGGTGAGCTTATGCTCTAGGTCATCCATTCTCCTTTCAAACCCTTCAACCCGCGCAACTAACTCACCAGCGAGAACTGATACCTCGTCTTTCCATGAGGTGTCTGTTGTTGACTGACTAGACAGTGACTTGTCGATAAGGTTCTTAGCCTTCATTTCGACTGCTGCGATGCTGCTTTCTGTAGAGTCTGCGTGTTTTTGGAGCGAGGCAATATCCTTTGCCATTTGGTTTGCGGATTTTCTTTGCTCCGCAAATAAGGCTTTGTATTCCTCCATAGAGCCAAGCAAATCTTTTTCTACCGCTTCTAGCAATCCTGTAACCGCCGGATCGACATTCTTGGCTAACGCTTTTCTGCTCATTAGCGTCTCCTTGCTTCGGAGATTGGGACAAGATTTCCTGCCTGTACTTGTTGGTCAATATCTTCTTGAGGCTGCACATTTGCCCCGCGCATCTTTTCCATCAACATCATTTGTTGTGATGGGCTTGGGCCACGTTGCTGCATCTGCTCTTGTGAAACTCTAAACCTGTCTAAGTCTGTTATACCCATAGCTCTGATAGCCTCTTCTGCTATCTGACCAGCATCATATTCCATGCTTAAACCTGTGTTGTTCATAATCTGAAGCATGTTCATCCACGTCTCAGCATTACGAGTTGGTTCGAGAGGAAGTGTTCCGTCGATGACCAGATAGTCAATGTCACCCTGCAAATCCTTGGTGACGTTGTAATCTAGGTATCCATCTTCAACCATGCTCTCTAATTGGTTTGGCATGTTCTGTTGGTCGATCTTGATAGATCCTTCCATAGACAGACTGTCTTGTATGTTTGCCACCATCATTCTGACCATTGGTCGGATGGTTGTTGCAGACATAATTCGGGAGAGTACGCCGAGCCTCTGCGATCCGAGTTGTGTTAAGCGTTGTATCTCAGTGGCCGTGCGGATACCGTCTGAGGTCGGCATACCTTGCTGTGCGTCTGACGCTGCGCTGACGCGCTGCTTCAGCTCAGACATCGACGCTATATCATTAAGATGTCCGCGTGTGACGTCTGGCACTTGTGCAATAAATACACCGTCACCCGGTTTACTGCCCGGAAGTGTCCTGACAATACCCCATGGGTTTCGATCTATTAAGTCTGGTATGGAGACCTGAGTTGGGTCTGCAAAGATTAAATTGTTTAGTGCGGCACTAATGTTATCTATGCGTGATCTCATCAGATATGTGGCGATGTCGTGCATCGGCAGGATGAGGTCATACAAAGACTGCCCGTAAGTCTTGTGGTTGTCTTGATACAGACCACCGAAGACTACAGGGAACTGTTGTCCGTATGGGTTTAACTGGAGCCTGATGACTACATTCTCGTCAAGAATTGTCATGACTAAGAAAATGCGGTCTATGCTAGGTATTCCAATTTCGTGTCCTGATAGACGTACCCACGCTTCATCTACAACTCTGGCATCGCCGAGTGTGAAATAAGCATGATCCATCCGCTCTCTCTGGTGTGGCTGTGCTGGGTCGATTGATAATCCACGACCCTCTTCTTTATGCCAGTGATGAGCATTCCACGCATTCCGAGGCGGAGAGATCTTATGACGGAGTGCTGGATACTTCTTGAGCTTGGGATACAAGCCACTGTTCTCCAGAGCACTAAATGACATGTAGTCTGCGAAGACTACGAATTGCATGTTCTCCCAGTCACCCCAATTTACTCTGGGGTCTGGGAAGCATCGTCTTGGGTCGAAGTTGACGAGCTTGTTTTGGTTTGTCTTTGCATCCCAGACAACTTTTGTGGGGGCAAATCCGTATCGTATACTGTCCAAGAGAAGTTGAGCCAGACGTGCTTCTCCTGCGGTTCTTCGCATTTGCTGGTGCAAGACTCGTTCGAGGATGAGACTGGCGTTTCTTGATTTTCTGTTGAGTCCCTCAAGTTGGAACATTGGGTTTCTTCCGCCCATTGCGGCCATAAGGTAGGTGAGAACAGTGTCGGCAATGGCACGTGTGTCTGCCATGACAGCTTTTTCTCTAAATTCTGTGGCGTCCGCAGGGACATATACATCGTGAGCACGGTCAGCTTCCTTCCAATGATCGTATCGTTTTCTGATTTTGAAGTAGGACATATCAGCCATAGACTTGACGTAGTCGACAAGCCGACGTTCCTGCTCCTCTGTAAGCAGGTCAGAGATGTCTTCGTAGTTAATGAGTTTTTCTGCGTGTTCAGACAGATCTACAATCTGGCCTTCGTTCGGGCCTGAGTTGTATTCCGACGATCTATAATTTACCTGTGGATTCATTTGCACTACCTGCCGTTTCTATGCACTAAAGATAACTTACAGGCGTATGGTGGTCGTCCTTACAAACCCCATCCCTGCCACTTTGAAGCAACACCTTTAACGCTGGACATCAGAGACTTGCCGAAGTCTTGCTGATTGTTATTGAGAGATTGTGTTGTATCCGAATGTAATGACCATGCTTCGGGTGATATTGAGGTGCGAGATAAACAGTCAATAGCCATGACCATCGCGTCTACTTGGTCGTCGTGATTACCATTGGGGAAGCTAACAGCTTCATCAATGAAGTCATCAAGCCATGGAGATTCTTCTGGTAAGAATACTCTACCGCCTTCGATGATGGGCAGTACAGCGTTTGTTCTGGCAACTTTGTCGTTTACTACCTTGTATGGAATAACGGACATACCAGATTCTCGCTTTAGTTCTTGTATTAAAGATTGGCCACTAGCCTTGTCCTCGATGTACATGGCTCTGAGTCCCTTGCCACGCCAGACGTTGTTTAGGCGGATCATCCGTTGCTTTAGTTCTGGGAAGTCCCACTTACCCCTGACGAGGTCGACAATATACATATCGCCGTTTGTATCTACGCCAGCCACGACTAGAACACTGTAGTCTGCTGTCTCTGTCTTTTTGAATGCTGTATCGGCAGTTATTATAAGAGAGACAAACTTCTCAGGTTTTAAGTCTTCTGGATACTTCTGCCACCACTCTGTGCGGATAATGTTACCGCCTTCAATGTATGGCTGCTGCTGGTATAGGGAAGCGAACTCTCGCGGGTTTAATCTCTGACGTCTCTTCAAGTCTTCTAGCGGAAACCTGCTCGGCCATAAGGGTGCTTCATCCTCTTGGCCTTCTACGTTTCGCTTGCCCGGAGCCAATGATCTGTACTCGTCTGGTGTGACGTAGCGTGGGTCGTCTTCTGGGAGCATACGTCTGCTGATCTTCTTGCCGGGTACAGACTTGATGGCTGGGAAGTTGATGTGCTTCCACCGCCCTTCCTTCCAGTCTTCGCTTGCTTGAAGTCTTCCAGCTAGGTCGTCTGGATGCCAGCGTGTCAGGATTACTATCTGCTTTGGTTTAGATCCGCCTGACTCTGGTTGCAGACGTGTGGCTAGTGCAGATGTGTAGTAGTTCCACGTCTTGTTGCGCTGAGTCATCGACTCTGCGTCTTCGCGGGACTTGATGGGGTCATCGACAAGGAGGAGGTTGGCGGGACGTCCCGATGTCGTACCACCCACACCAACGGCAAAGTACGCCCCACCAACCTCTGTTCTCCATACGTCAGCAGCGCGTGATTCAGTTGACAATGTGAAGTCTGGAAATGCTTGGTTTATCTGTTTTGCTTCTACTACCGATCTCACTTGACGACCGAAGTCTGTAGCCAGTTGCGCGTTATAGCTACATGACATCACATATCTGCTGGGATTACGTGCCATGTAGTATGAGGGGAACAGGACAGTGCCGAAGGTAGACTTCGCATGTCTGGGTGGCATGGTGATGAGTAGATTATTTACACCCAGTTCATCTTTTTCCAGCTTATCTAGCGCGTCGATCAGCTCTAACTGAAAGTCTGCTAACTCCCAGTCTGGATACATGATCTTAACAAACGCCTCGAAGCTGTCTCCAGCGTCTCTTATCTTTAAGAGATACTTGGCTATCTGCGCTTTAGATAGTTTTTTGGGCATTAGGCTTTGTTTCTCCGCAATATGCGGCTTATATGGATCTCCTGCGCCTTTTGTTTGTCTTTGATAGTGTCAGCCATTACTTTCATTAAATGGTCTTTAATGGCTTCTGCGGCCTTCTCCTTGGGTACTGACTCAAGGTCTAGTTGTTTCATGGCATTGCCGAAATCACCTAGTGATATGCTCGATTCAAGAGCATCTTTCTGTATGTTCTTAACTTTCATGGTCTATTACCTCACCTCCTTCTACCTCAACCTCGGAAACACCCTGTGCAATCGCCTCTAATTCCTCACGAGACAGGTCTGTCAGCATCTTTGTGCTGTGTTCATGCTGGTGAAAGCTGGCATTTAAGTCTGGAACCACTTTATTTAGCAGGATTCCAAAGACTCTGGCCTGTGTAGGGTTCCATTCTTTAGCTCCCATAACCACCTGATGCGCGTCTACTAGCTGATCTCGCATGTAATTGGCTATTTCTGCCCTGATTTTGCCGCTTTCTGCGGGGGTAAGTTTATGTGTTGTAGTTAATGCTGTCATTTCACTGGCCTTCTTTAGATGTGGAGCTGTTTTCCTGCACTCCATGGAGCAGTATTTCCGACGATCCTTGTGATACGCCTTGGTTGAGAACTGTTTGCCGCAATTTTGGCATGTTATTTCTACTGAACTCCTTGTCATTAGACGTTTTCAAAAAATGGTGCGCTTAGTCAGAGGGGTGGGGAGGTGACGTGATCGCGTGGGACTCCAACGGCGGGTCGACCCCTGCCGCCCCCCACTTGCGATTCCGCTCGTGTTCGTCACATGTGTGACACATGCGAGGCTAACCCACTGATTTTGCTCCATTTCCTCTCCCTTCGTAGGGGTGTCTGCGCCGCATCACTGGCGCACGTTTTGGAACTGATCTCCGCGAGCGCACTAACGATGGTCTTTCAGACCCCAAGCTCAATCATTTCAAGAGCTTACGAAAACAGCTTGGCGGTGTCGTCCCATGTGTACGCGTGTGTGCAATCCGAAGGAACTTTTAGGGTGACAGCTCGGCATTCCGTCGAACTGCGTAAACGTCAAACACGGAGAAACGTACATGACACTCACACACGAACAAGCCCAAGAAATCATCGACGCCAACGCATTCGCAGGTAGCACACTCACGGACGTAGCCAAAGGCTACGCGACCAAGGCCAAGCGCAAGGCCGCTATCGAGTACATCACGGCTAAAGCCGTCGTGTCCAAGCGCAAGCGTTGGACTAACGCCGCTAAAGCGGCCAACGCGGGTGATGACCTGCGCATGGCGGCTTACGCCGCAGTCGGCAAGACCGACCGCAACGCTGCATGGGCGGCTGTGTCTGCGGCTAACACGGACGCAGAGCCGAAGGCTCCGGCCAAGACCAAAGCCAAGGCGACCGCCAAGCCGAAGGCTTCCAAGCCCAAGGCTCAGCCGAAGGCTGACGCTCAGAACGGCCTAGACGCGCTTGCAGAGCAACTCGTTGCTCTCGACGATGCCGCGTTCACCGCGTTCACACACAAGCTCCTCGCGCTCAAGACTGCGAAGTCATAAGCGCACACACCCAACCAACCCTCACAGGCTCGCGCCTGTGGGGGTTTTTTTTGTCCCAAATTTACGGAGGTACACACATGGACAGACAACAACAACAACGACGCACGAGTACGTGGGTCGAGAACACACTCGGAGCGGTTGCCACAGCCGCGTTCGGGTTCTTCTTCGCGTGGCTGATACTCAACTGGCTCATGGGCTGTGGTGAGTCATTCCCACAGGCAGACGGCTCACGTGTGATGGGCGAGTGCTTGTCAATCATGCCATGGAGGTGGTGATGGACGAGTACACATGTGGGATATGCCTAAACAAGTGCGTGGGCTTTGGCAACAACGGAGAGCCTGTCGTGTACGGAGGGAGAGTCTGCGACGTCTGCAACACAACGCAGGTGATTCCGGCGCGGCTCAGAGCAATGATGCCGAAGGAACCGAGAACGACCAACAAGTACATCGTCGCCGTCAAGCACGAGACTTGGTGGTCGAAAACAATCGAGGCCACAGACAAGGACGAGGCGTTCCGACTCGTTCAAGCAGACTGGGGCGAGAAGGACGAGCCACAACTCGAAGAGGAGGGGTGGCAGTTCGATGACGGCACGTTCGAGGTCACAGACATTGAAGACAAGAACGACGCCTAACGTGCGCACACACACGCACACGCGCCCTATTTATAAGGAACTTTTAGGGTGGAGGCCGACTCGACATGTCGAGTTGCCTCACTTCACTTCACGTTTAACTTGCGCTAAAGGTGTTAGTTGTGTATCGTCAGGTATACAGCATACACCTTTATGTGCTTTCACAACCACCAAGGAGGTCACATGACACCAACGCAAACAGAGCTGCGTTCATGTCTTGCTATCAAGGACTTCACCGAACGTCGAGCGGCTATTCGCAAGCTGTTCACACGGGAGGTAGGCTCCGCTTTCAAGCAAGAACTCATTGAAGCAGTCGAAAAAGCCCCACCGAGCGAGACGCCAAAGAGCGTCAAGCTCAAGCCTACATTCTCGTGCATTCGAGACAACATGACAGTGCCAACACTGTGTGTGTTGATCGAGCACGATTTCGACCGTCTGTACGAATACGCCACAATCGAGGCCATCACAGACCCATCACGACACGCCGCTACAGGACGTCGTGGTCGCTCGTTCGCAGAGCACACAAACATCAAACCTGCGTTCGATAAACTCTACGCAACACCATCCACAGCAACATCGGAGACTTCTATGAGCTTAACAGCCGCAATCAATGCGTTTGACTACGCACGTATCAACGGGTTCGCAGACGATATGACCATCTGGTCTGACCTCGCAGACGCGACGAGCCAAGAGACATCGGACGGTGTCAAGGCCATGGTCGCTATACGTGAGGAGAAGGATGCACCTCGCACCGAGGCTGACATTCCTCTCGACGGCATGTCTTCGGAGGATCGTGAGCTTTACGACACCATCATCGCACGTCTTGAGTCAGACGAGCCTGTCGAGGATACCAAGCCAGAAGCCAAGGTATCACTCACACCGCCAGAAGATCCCGCACTCATCAACCTTGCACTCGCACAAGCTGGCTTGCCACCCATCGGTGACATCATCGACGAGATGAACACACTCGCTGAGTCATTGGACAAGGCCGAGTCTACACCTGCGATGCCCATCGCACCTGTTGCCGAGGTCGCCAAGTCTGACGGTACGATCCCAAGCGGCAAGCTGACCACAGTCGTAGCCAGTGATGCGTTCGATCTCTCACGTGGCAAGAAGCAATTCAGCTTCAAGGTTCCCATGTGGCAGTGGGATGCACCACATCCTCACGTGCCGGAGGTTGACGAGGACTACGTCTTCCGTCCGTTCGAGTTACTGCGTGTGCTGTACGCCATCATGACCAACCAACGGTGCTATCTTCACGGCCACACTGGTTCGGGCAAGACTACGCTCGTGGAGCAAGTCGCCGCTCGTCTCAACTGGCCGTTCAT